GATCTAAGAACCTTAGATGCTCAAAATGAATGGTATTATAATCCAGTGAGTAAGAAATTAAGTATGTATAGTGTGGGAACNCCTTCTAATGTACAGATTGCTACTGTAGATACACTGCTTTACCTATTAAACAAGAATTATGTAACGTTTGACAATTTAAATTTTGTGGGAATTAATCATACTGCAATTGTAGTTCTTGCTTCGGAGTTTATTACCATGCAAAATTGTGATTTCAATAATATTGGTAATAAAGGAATAATGTGTGATTGGGCACATTATTCTACCGGATTATCCATTACAGGATGCAACTTTAATAACATTCTCAACATTGCAATACAAGCACAAGGGGATGCAGATCATGGTAACATATCAAACAATACTCTTAACAATATAGGCTCCTTAGAGTATATGTTTGGTAGTGGAGAAACGGGATACGGAATCATATCACACAGCTTAGGTACAACAATAAGCAATAATGTAATTGACACAACAGGATACAGCGGTATTGCATTTTTTGGGGATAGTACAATTGTGGAAAATAATTTTGTAAGTGCTCCCAATTTATTTATAGGTGATGGAGCAGGAATATATATGGATGGCAATAGCACTGCAAGTACAGGGATGGTAATACGGGATAACGTTGTTTTAGGTAGTGTTAAGGGTAATGGTATTTATTTGGATGCACAATCTAATCACGTAAGCGTATTAAGGAATACTGTAGCTAATTGCTTATTGGGAAGAGGAATATATTTAAATAACGTAAATAACGTTGTACTAAATGGGAATACAGTGTTCAATTGTGCTACAGCATTAAATTGTGTGAATGTGTTCTACCCTGTATTTAATGCAACAGCAAACAATAATATATTCTTTGCCAAAACCAGCACTCAATTCACAAGAGATGAATGGTTATCATCCGATGGAAGTACCACTGTTGTTTCCGATAGTAATTACTACGCCCGGCCAATAGATGATAATTTATCAATTACATCAACGGTTAATTCACCTTTTGTAACTACTCCACGAACATTATCTGGATGGCAAACCTATTCAGGCATGGATGTACATTCAAAAAAATCCCCAAAGACAATTACCGATGTCAATGATTTAAGGTTTGAGTTTAATGAAACCACCTCGCCAAAAACAGTAACATTAGATGCTAACTATATTGATGTAAAGAACACATCTTATAATGGTAGCATAACTCTACAACCTTACACATCCGTCATTCTTATAAAGGATGGTGGTATCACCCCACCCCCCGATGATCCACCAGTAGGTGGGCCCATTACTTACTATGGTAATATAAAATTGAACCCATAGACAAGCTCAGTTCATGTTAATTATCAGGGGGCATCAAAGGTTAAATGGGGATACAATTAAGTCCACAAAGTTTTTATAAACAAAAGCAATAGTGCAATGAATGGAAAGAGACATCAACAAAGACTTAGACAAGCTCGAAAGTACATCCAATCGTATTTTGATTTATGTACTGATTATAGCTGTAACTACTTTATGGGCTATGGTAATGTTTCAGGACCACAAATCGGATGATAGACGTAATCATAATGAAAAGGAATGTGAAGTTGTTAAGGAAAAATATGAGAGGAAAATAGATAGTCTATTGGTGGTTTTATCAGATGTAAAAGATAAAAATTTACAAATGCTGCTTGGAGAAAAAGAGAGGTATGATTCAAGTATTTCAACAACCAGGCAAGAAATTAAAAAAGTAGAACATGAAAAATAATACTTTGCTTATTGTATCAATTATGTTATTCTGGCTTTCTGTACAGCCTATGCCCATGGCAAAGTCCCAACAGAGACCTATTACAGATTCAATTAAAAGGATCCAAATGGTTGATTCCATTAAAAGGTTGGATGAGAGGATAATTATCACCAAGATTCAAATACGGGTAAAAAAAGAGGAACTTAAAAATTTAAAAAAAACATTAAGAAAAATAAAAAGAGCTTAAATTTTAATTTAAACCAAATAAAAAAATAACCATGGCACAACAAGCACCCCCCCCACCAAAAGGATTAGGAACCATAAATTGGAGAGATTTATGGAAAGGACTATACTATGCAGCTATAGGGCAGATATTAGCCCTTATCGCTTTTTTAGTTACAAGTTTGCTACAAGAAATCCCGCATTTCCCCACTTGGGTTGAATGGTTACCTTATATTAAAGGTACTGCAGTTGCAATAGGAGGATACCTTGCAGGTAAATTTGGAGTTAATAATGTAGGCCAAATACTCAAAAAAGATAGGCCGGTAGTAAAGATTGATGTAGAGACACTTAATGATTTAAAAGATAACGCAAAATAAAAACAAATGAAACAAAGAAAAACATTTTTTGGTAGATTACTTTCTGGGATAGTTAACTTTTTTGGTAGCATCTTCTCCCCTGTATTTAAAGGGGCCAAGAAATCATTTGAGGATCTCCCAGAAGAAGAGCAAAAAGCCCTTATACATGGGAGTGGAGTTATGGAATTTATTAGTTCCCAAATTGGGGAATTGCCCGAGAATATCCAAGCAGGAATACTAGTTAAATTCCCTGATATAAATATTGAATTATTGAAAGCAGGGTTAATTGCTATATCCAAAGGTTTTAACCTCAAGGTAGATGAGAACAGTGTACCAGACCTTATTGCTAAAATACAGGATCATTTACATAGTTTGGAGGGGGATACTTGGAATGCTATAATAAGAGGAGCCGCTGAATTGATTGCAATATTCCTAGCACCCAAAGGAACTAAATTCGGGGCATTCACTTCACTAATTGAATACGTATACCAAACCTTTTTTAAAAAGAAATAAATAACATGGCGGATTTTGATATTGCCTATAAGGCAACCTTAAATAATGAAGGGGGTTATGCTAATAATCCCAAGGATACTGGGGGTGAGACCTACAAGGGCATATCCCGTAAATGGCACCCAACTTGGAAGGGGTGGCCAATAATTGATGGGATAAAGAAAAAAGTAGGTAACACTGCTAAAGCTATAAATACTGAAGCCAGTAAGGATTCTGGGCTCCAAATTTTGGTTAAAGCCTTTTTTAAGGATAATTTCTGGGATGCCATGAATTTAACCCAAATAAATGACCAAAGGGTTTCAAATGAATTGTTTGATACTGGGGTAAATATGAGTATTGACCAAGCGGGTATATTCTTCCAAAGAGTATTAAATGCGGTATCTACAATTAAATTAAAACCAGATGGGGTTATTGGATCAAATACTATTAAGGCATTTAACCCCTTATCTAATTCCGATAAGTATTTGGTTTGGAAGTTTATTAATTGCCTACAAGGTTCACGGTATATTTCCATATACGAGAATGATCCATCTCAAAAAATATTCATAAGGAGCTGGGGTAGCAGGGTTTTTGAAATTAATAACAATACTTAACCCTGTAATATTATAAATACTACAGGACTATTTTAAATAAATTTAATTATGGCAAATACAAAGAAAAGGTATTTTAAGTTAGGCAAAAATGCTGCCTCTTACAATCATTCAGGTTCCCCTTTAAATATACGAGGAACCGAGGTAGTTTCAATTGATAGTGATTTACTCCTTCCAGGGGATAAGCTATTGGAATCAGCATTGACCAAGGGTCACATAGTTGAGCTAGAAAAAGCTCCAGTGGGGGTTAAAATAACCAAGCTTCCCGCAGAAGATATTTCTTCTTACACCCCACCTAAGAAATCCCAGGCGGATATAGAAAAGGATATCCTGGATGAAGAGGATGAGGATGATGAAGAGGATGAAGAGGATGAGGATGATGAAGAAGATGAGGATGATGAATAATGTAATAAACCAATAAGGGGGTAAGAAGTAAAGGAAAATTAATAAAAATGAACAGCCTGGCCCGTTAAGAGTCAGGTTTTTTTAGTTAAAAAGATATTTATGCCTAAACCAATTCCATATTTTAATTTCTCTGCTAAAGGGCTGGTGGTGGATTTTTATAATAAAACTACTAACACACCTATAGATAGTTCTCTATGGGATTTTGGGTTTAGTATAGGGGGTATTCAACAAACCTCTACCCAGAATAACCCAACAGGTATAATATTTCCAAATGAAGGCCCTTATAGCATAACACTATCCTGTACAAACTCCGAGGGTACGGGTACTTTCACATTTGTAATATATTTATCTAATGTACCAAATTTAAACATAAGTATCTCAGAGATGCTAATGATGGAACTACCAGCAGGCGTATCTATTAGTGATATTTATTATTCCCAATTAATAAGGAAGTGGCAATTGTATTTACAGGCACCCTTATCTATAAGCGGAACTGATGTATTCGATGAAAACAAATGGCCACCTTTAGCAAATATATTAATAGGTAAATTATTGGTATATGACCTATTGCTATTGGCTTCTAAGAATTTAATGACCTCTTCCTTTGTGGGAAGTGGTTCTATACCATCGAATACAGTATTATTGACCGATTACAGTATAACAATAGATTTCCATGATCCTATAAATATTTCTTCTATAAAGATTAATTCAGTAGAAATACCTGGACCGAGTGAATCAATAACGGATAATCCATCCATGGTCAATTGGTTAAATACACTGGCAAAAGGTACATTTGAGGTATCAGGTAATGATATAATTTCCAATGGTAATTCTAATGCTATCTCCATATTAACTTATAGCTACCAGGGAGATGCCGGGGTAGTACAAGTTTTATTTAAACAAAGCAATCAGAGAATTAGCAGTATTAGTAATACAAATACTACAGGAGCAACTTCAACAACTAAGCAGGTAAAGAGAATAGAGACCGGCCCATCTAATGCGGAATGGTTTGATATGTCTGCTTATTGGTCAAACATTTTTAAGAGTGGGATTATTAATAATATTAAGGAAGAAATTTGTATGTTTGCGGGCAGATTAAAGGTAAGATTATATTTCTGTAAAAAATTGAAGAGTACTAAAATCTTCATAGTTGGCCATAAAGGAGGGGGATGCTTATGATAAATATCGGGAAAGATTTACTCGGCCAAGATTGGGAAGAGTACAAACAATTAATGAATAATGCCCATAACACATTTTCTCAAAAGATTATAAAGTGGCAACACCAAGAAGTAAGTATAGATAGATACCAAGAGGATCCCAGTAATACTCCAGTAGAAACAGACCTATTCGTATTATTGAATTATAATTATCGTAGAACCTGGCCAATTAATGTTAGTTCGGAATCTGGTGAGGATGATGAACAATCTTTGCAGATAATGATTAATAAGGAATACCTAAGAACTAATGATCTGCTGGATGAACATGGTAACTTCAGTTACGATGAGGTCCTTGATAATTTCATTATTGATGGTACTAAGTATAAAGCCTTTGGTGACACTGCTATATCCCAGATGAGGGATGATGATATATTTATAACAATTGTAGTTAAAAGGGTACAATTAGAAACTGGGACAAAAAGATAATGCCAAGAACATTTTTAAATAAAAATAATATACCCCGTGGGGATGGATTAGTTCCCAAAATAAAATTTGAACTCTTTGGGGATTGGACCAGAGCTATGAGTGTTTTAAAAACCATGGGCCCCAAGGTAAAGGAGTCCTCATTACGTGCCCAATTAAAAGTTGGTAATGTTATTGCCAAGAAAGTTAAAGCTCACATAAGGAATCAGGATTTGGGGTGGCAAGGATTGGACGAAGATTATGCAAAGGCTAAGGGTGCTGGAGGTTTATCCGGGAAGGTCTTAATGGGATATAAAACATACTATAATGAAATTAAGGTTTGGAAATCTGGTAATAGACATCTAGTAAATATTGGAGTCAGAAGAGGTATATATACAAGGGAATTAAGTGGGGGGAGATCTAAATTAGAGGTGGCAGCCATTGCAGGTGTACATGAATTTTCCAGTGGTAGAAGGATACCCAGAAGACCATTATGGAATCCCACAATTGCAGAAATTGGTGGGGTTAAAGGAATACAGAAGATGTACATAAATTCCTTGATCTGGCACTTAAGAATGTTTGGTGTACCAGTAACTGCTAAAAGAACAAATAATACATCAATCTCAATAGATGGCTCAAAATTAAAATTTTAAATGTTCCCAAATAATATACAGCAAAGAGTTGAAAGATCCTTATTTGAAGTAATAAGGAAGATTGTTGTTGGTCAGGGGTACATCCCAGATATAGCAGATAGTACATTATTCCCAATAGATGGTAATGGAAGATTCACTAAGGTGGCACAAACCAATTGGGATAATGCAATTGACAATATAGTAAGTACCAAGGGTTGGGCAGTAGAAATATTTGGGGCTAGTTCAGCTTTTTCTAAGGGTTTAAAAAGATCCCCAAGAGTGGTAATAGTGCCAAAGAGGATAATACCGGGTGAAATTGGTATGCCCCCGGGATTTTTTTATGAAAATGCCAATGATTCTTCAAATCCCCTGGATTATAATAAAACCCCTTATCCCGAGGAATCCTCTAACATGCATTTCGATATACACCTGGTATCATCAAGTCAGGAACAGAGTAGGTTTTTAAATACCCTACTATCCGTCTCATTGGGTCAGAAAAAATATATAACTTTTGAGGATGATACTACGGAGAGATTTTTTATAAAGCATTATAATTATTATGATATATCCGATACAAATGATGGTATAGAGGAAAATGTTTATTCCTATGAGGTCCAAGATTTGTACCTATTTGGTAATATGGTCAATATAAGGATTAAACCTATACTAGAAATAGATACCCAGATTATAATTGGTTATGAACCAGGGGATGAAATGGTAGCTGAGTTGAATATAACTTAATACAATACTAAAACCATAAATAAATATTTATTCAAAAAACTCAAATCAAATTTTAATGAATACCGCTCAGATAAATTTTAACATTGTTGACCAATCCTTTTCTGCTGATGATGGCATAAAGGGGGTAAGTGGGTACATGGGAGTTTTTAAAAGGGGGCCCGTTGGTAATACCAATGAAATATTTGGTTCTTGGAACCGATTTAAAAGGGTATATGGGGATTTAATCCCTACCAGTGATGATCCCCTGCAAGTTAGGAGAATGTTGAATAGGGGGAGTAAAGTAAGGGTATGTGGGATTAGGCACTTTACTACTATTGGTGACCCAACATCTCTTGATGCAGCAACTGCTTCAGCATTGGATGTAAAGGTACATACATTATCTGCATCCTTAGTTTCTGGTCAAACTATTACTTATACAATTGGAGCAACCCAGGTTAGTCAGTTGTTTACCATTGATAGTATAACAACTCTTAAGGCATTAGCCACTAAGATGGTAGCAACATTTCCACAGGTGGACCATGTTTACGTGGTAAGTTCCACTAAATTACAGGTAACTCTATTATCCGGGGTAGCTACATTAACTGCTACTGGTGCAGCAGCCCCAACTATAACTAATACTACTCTAAATGGTTTTAGGGAGGTAGGGGGTACAGAATTATTTACCATAACCCCAAAATACCCAGGAGCTAATTATAATGACTTAAGGGTATCCATGGTACCAGCATCCAATGGGCAAGCTAATTATTTTGATTTGGTAATTGAGTTTGCTACTGAATCTGACTACACACCAGAAGTATATCCTAATTTAATTATCACCAGTACACCTACCATTGAACAATCAACTTATTTAAAGGATGTTATCTCGGGGTCAGAATTGGTGAATGTAGCTTATAGGGATTTAAGTGGGTTGAGTTCCCCAATAGTACCCCAAGTAAACTATTCAAGGTACTCTGGGGGAACAGACGGGGGAGCAGTAACTGACACTGATTATATTGGGGATTCTGGAGCTAAGAATGGTTTACATGCTTTTGATACTGTATCCGATATATATGCTATTGGTTGTGGTAACACCAGTGATGCTATGGCTATTGCCGGGGCAGCTTACGCCGCATCAAGACAGGACCTCCAATATTTCCACCACTTTGATAATGCTTTAAAAACCCCAGCACAGATAGTTGCCAAGAGGGATTCCTTGAACATAAATACGCCATTTATTGAGTTCTGGTGTGGGGGTTTAAATATCCTTGATCCCTTAACCAATTTAAGGAAGGATATTTTAGCTATTGGGGATATACTGGGAGTAGCAGCTTATTCTGAAATAACAGCTGGAGCATATAGATCCTTTGCTGGGACTCAGAGGGGATTGGTTTATGATGCTTTTGGGGTAGTAAACAATTTCGGTGCCACCGCTGATTTAACCAGTTTAAATCTTTTATCAAATCACCAGGTAAATGCCGTTATAAACGTGGACAATCAAATAGAACTATCTGGTAACTTCTCTGGGCAATTAGCTACCTCTCATTTATCCTTTAATAACGTGATTAGGTTAATCATATACATTAAAAGGAGCCTTAGACCATTATTGAAACAATTCATTGAGGAACCCAATGATATCCCAACCTGGAAGGATATATATCTAACTGTAAAACCATTTATGGATGGATTGGTTTCTCCAGCCAGAGCATTATTTGATTATAGGTGGCAAGGGGATCAATTTGCTAATAGTTATGATGATCTAAAGGTGAATGATATAACCCAAGTGGGCCTTGGTAAATACACCGTAGTACTATCACTAAAGGATATCACGTCATTACGTGAATTTAATATCCTTATCGTTATCACTGCTTCATCCGTAAGTTTCGAAGATTCCCCAGCCCAATAAAAACATATTAATTAAAAACATTTAATAAAATAAAATGGCAAAAGTAGATAATCCCCGTAAACAATTCCAGTTTAACATAGTAATCCCAGGATGTAACCCCTTCTTGGTCCAAGAAGTAAAAACACCAGATGCTGAATTTGATGAGGTGGAACATGGGGATACTGGATACTTAGTTAAGACTGCCGGCCTTAAAAAAATTGGGAAGCTGAGCATAAGTAAACTATGTCCAGCGGATAGGCCGGATAAATTTTTTAAAATATTACAGGATAGGATTCTAAATACTGACCGTGGTGGTGGGTCATTGCCATCTCAGTATAAATTCCCAATAATGATCGAGGAATTTTCTACCGATGGTATAACAGTTGTTAATCGGGAGTTGTACCGGGGATGCTGGCCACAGAAAATTAATGGAAAAGATTTCAGTAGAAAGGGTTCTGATAATACTATTGAATCCATTGACTTTTCCGTGGATCAGGATGATTAAGGGAAATGGTTAAATATTATTCCTGGGCTATTTGGATAAAGAATCCTTTAGCCCAGTTTTTGTTTAAGGACTATTCAAAGATAAAAGAATTATATGCCACAAATTGCAAAAAACATCCCCCAGCAGATATTACCATTATTCAAGGGGGCTACAACTGAGATAACCTTACCATCATCTAGGATCGTTAAAATAAGAGAAACCAACGGGGAAGATGATGAAATCCTTTCTTCCTGGAATGATGCTGCAGATGGTAGTAACATTGATAATTTCCTATCTGCTATAACCATTAATGATAGTGTTCTTGAGGGTAAACCAACTCCGGAGGATATTTCAAAATGGCCAATAAATGATAAGTATGCTTTATTGTTTAAACAGAGGATATTTATCCATGGTCATGAATTGAAATTTAAAGCAAAGTGCACAGAAGAAAAATGCGGTCAGGAATACATTTATACAGAAGACTTAACTAAGTGGGATAATGATTTAGCTAAGGATAGTAAAAAACCCATTTCATCTATTGCCTTAAGGAAGTATCCAATGGGATTATCCCCCCAGGTAGAATTTACTATTGCTAGCGGCAAGAAACTAAGATACTCTATAGTAACTGGGGAGTTAGAAAAGAAAGCGCTAGAATTAAAGGATATGACCAAGAATAGTCCTTTAATTATACGGGGGTTAGAAAT